TTGCCCGTTAGAACGATGCCATCTGCCTCGAGCATCCTTCGTATATCCAGAAGTTGAAATAGGCGTTTGAGAATCTGCAACAGTCGCTACTGACGATTGTTGCTGGCTCTGCTCAATACTAGCAGACAGTGAGGCGGCGGATTGTTCAGAAGCCACAGATTCCGATCTAGCAATATTTTCTGATTCTGATACGGAAGCTGCAGCGATACTTTCCGCTGTTGACTTAGAGGAAGCAATGCTTGCTGAGACAGCTTTAGAATCTTCCTCAGCCTTTTCCTTAGAATAAGCTATACGCTCGGACTTAGCCTTTGAAGCTGCTAATTTAGAAGTCTTAGCTTTATCTTTTTTAGCTGATTGTGATTTTGTCGTCTCAACAGCCCTTGTGGTTGTATTGTCGGGAGATTTGGGTATTGTCAGACCCAAACCCATGAATAGTATTAATAAACTAGAAAACATGATTCCGATTGTTTTCAACTTGGACCTAGTTTTACGTTCAGAAATACTCCTGTAAAATATCCATGCGCCCAAAATAAGAGTTACCCAACCCAAAATTACCATTACCTTACTTCCTTAGATTAGCTTTTAACGTGATTCCTATCTGCACGTATATGTATGCCACCTTAACGGGTGGCTTTTTTAATCTATCTCAATGCCTTTTTCTCTCAAATTTTCAATACACTCAATTAAATATATTTTGTCGTGCTCGGGGTAAATTGGAGAAGTCAAAACTTCACTTGATAGTGAAGTATAAGCAGCTTCCTTAGCTCCACGGTACAAGGGGTCTAACCATAATTCGTTAGGTTTATACCCGCGACTTAACATCTCATTCATTACTAATTGGTGATATTGAAATAGTTTGTATGGTGAGTGGTCAAAGACGTAATTCACAGTTGCATGCTTCTTGCCCCAACCACCGCCACGAAGTGCACAACACTCTCTATGTTGCCCCAGCAATTGCTGACGAGGGAGTTTTGGGATTAAAGATTCGTGCCACAATCTCATATTAATAATTCCTTTCTAAATAACGTAGTTACTACGTCCAATTTTTAAAGAAGTAAAGATAGATAAAATCAACTATTGCGAAACCAACTATCAATGAAGCAGCTACGTATTTAAAATAAGCTTCTTTCAACTTAAAGTAAGCATATAGAGATATAGAGATTAGCAATAGTAATGTGTTGACAATGATTAAAATTGTACGTAGCAAACGAATACCTCGCTTTCATGCTTGCATAACCGCTTCACGGGCCATATCTTCAAAGTGCGATTGCAAGCCAAGATAGTTCATAAAGTCCAGCCAATTTCTACTTTCTACCGGGACATCATCAAACCAAAATGAAGCAATCATGCGTATTGCTTGTACATTGGCTGCACGTTCTGAAACTCTCATTATGTAGGGCGAAAAGTTATAAACTGCATCCGATTCCGTGTCACCATAAAGCAGGTGAGCTAGTTCATGAGCTAATCTGAACTCATATGCATACTGCGTACTTGAATTCGGATTCATGATGATCATAGATAAAAATGGTATTGCCATATCTGGACCATCGTCTTTTGTCTCAACATTAGAAACAGTTATATCATTCCGCCTTGCCAAGTTGAGAAGATATTCTCTTAATTCTTTCATCATTCACCAAGCATCAATTTAGCCATTTCGTACAACTTGATTTTTTGTTCATCAGTTAGTTCTTTACCTTCAAAGCGAAGGGTAGGGCCTAACTTGTCTAAGACTTCTTCAAGATCCACGGGCATGTCGTCCTTCTTATTACTGTGCATCTCATCAGTGTTACCCAATAGGTAGTCTACTGATACGCCGAGGACTTTTGCGAGAGCAGCCACAGTTGAATACTTTGGTTCAACCCCTTGATTGTATCTATAAAGAGCGTTTTCGCTGAATCCTGCATCAATAGCTAACTTTTTAAGGCTATATCCCCGTTCATTCGCAACTTTTTTAATTCTTTCAAACGTAGTCATATCAATGATTTCTCCAAGATGTGACGAATTAAAACACACAAAAGCACACAAAATAGTTTGCAAAAGAACACAACTGTGTTATATTTAATTCATCAAGTAATTGAGCAACAAAAAACAGACCTAAGATAATCAATGCTTTGGCGAGCGAATTTTGATATACAGGCGTTTATTGTGCTTTTTCGTATGCCTTTATTGTACACAACAGTGTACTAAAACGCAACAACTTGATAATAAATAAACAGAAAGGGGATAAACATTATGTACAAAAATAAAACTCCTCATACCAACGATTTAAATTCATTCGTTGAAATAGAGGAGTATATGAAGTTGTTAAAATCACAAATACGAAAAAATGTAATTTTAAGCAACGTTAAGATGTGTTTGATTTTTATTAATTTAGCGTTGTGGAGTTATGTAGTATGGGGGCTAATGACCAAATAATATTGTGAAAATAGCAATTGCAATAGTGACACCCAATCCGATTAACCAACGGGTATTTGTATTGATATCTTTTTGCAAATCTGCTTTTAATTTTTCAACGTCCTCTTTGAGAGCGTAATGACTTAATTCTCTATCAAAAGCATCAACAGTCAGTAGTGAAAAATTTTTAGACGAAGAGATGTTTTGTTTGGCCATTTTTAATCATCCATTTCCTTGAAATAAATAAAAGTGTTCTTAGTATCTATAACTATTTCATCTTCTACTAGCGAATAGATATATTCAAAGGATTTATCTGAAGGGATCTCTGTAACATCGCTTACCGCCGCAATATCAATTGTAGAGAAAGAATTAGTAATCGGTAATTTGTCTTGATGATTTAAGTTGATTTCATAGATGCATGTATCAGGATCTTTTCCATTAAATAACTGCAACTTATATGAATGTCCAATCTTCATGATAACTATTGCATGTATGTATATTTCGGTAGTGTTCATACCTTTTGGAATTTCGATAACGATTCTTGGAGATATATCATTGTCGTCAGCTTTGGATACAAACATAGAAGAAATGCTAGGACGTAGGGTCATTATTTTACCTCAATTCTTTTTGAAATAATTTTATCACAAATAAACAAAGGAGGCTGCAACATGACAGCAACAACAATTGAAGAAGAGCAAGATGCTCTAAAGCGCAAAGTAAAAAAGCGTATTAAAAATGAGCTTATGGACAGAAATGATATGACCCAAGGTGAATTAGCAGAATTAATTGGTGAGGGTGTTAGTCAAACCAATCGAGCAATCAATGGCGAGAATTCACCAAAGTCTAAGGCGATTCGCAAGAAGATTTTCACACTATTCAACATCACAGACTTATAAGGAGAAATACACATGACAAACGAATTGATTAAGGTGCAAACGAATCAAGAAGGTGAGCAACGGGTCAGCGCTCGTGAATTGTATAAAGCGTTGGGAGTTTCAAGTAATACACGTTTTTCTCGCTGGTTTGAAACTAACTCAACTATGTTCGTTGACGGGCTCGATTTTATAAGTGTGCTTACAAGCACGGTTGTAAACAACGGAGCTATTCGACAACTTGAAGATTTCTTAATGACGGTTGAAATGGCAAAGCACATCGCAATGATGTCAGGTACAGAGAAGGGAGCTGAAGTTCGAAACTACTTCATTGCAGTTGAAAAAGAACACAAGGCGTTGATGTCAGACCCACGTATTCAAATGGCAATGGGCTTGAAGTCAGCTCAACTGATGTTAGACCACAAAGACAAGATCATCGCAGAGATTACTCCCAAGGCGTTGTTTGCTGACGCGGTATCAGCTAGTCAGTCATCAATTCTTATTGGTGAGTTGGCAAAGTTGCTTAAGCAAAACGGCGTAGATATGGGACAGAACCGTTTGTTCGGTTATCTCCGTGAAAACGGTTATCTGGTTAAGCGACAAGGTTCAGACCGGAACATGCCAACACAGAAGAGCATGGAGCTTGGCTTGTTTGAGATTAAGGAACATAACCACATCAATTCTAATGGTGTGAACGTGACAACAAAGACACCAAAGGTCACTGGTAAGGGACAGCAATATTTCATTAACAAATTCTTGGGTGATGGGAAATATCAATTGGAGGCATAGATATGGAAGAAAAGTTGAAGCCGTTGATTGGTCAGAAGGAAATCGCTGAAGAGGTGTTTGGTCATTCGGTTAATTGGTTTAAAGACCACTTACGTTTCTCCAAGAAGTTTATGCAAAACGTACCGAATAAGACGCCTAATGCATACCGACCAACATATTTGCGAAGCGATGCAGAAAGATTTAAGAAGCTGAACGATTGGTATTAGGTTACATGATATTCGTCATATTCATATTGGTGATGTTTACAGCATGGTTGTTTGACTTCCTAGACACCCACGACATTCACTTGCGACCACATTGGGAGAAGAAGATAAAGGAGGCAACTGATGATCAAGACGATTGTTAAGGCATTGGCTAACGCATTCGATGCGATTGCACTCATTGGACTTGATAGTCAAGTTGAGAAGCGTTCCAAAAAGGCAGCCGCCGATGTTGGCTGGGATCCAGATGAATATTGGGATGGCTTTGTTGAGTACAACAACTCACATCAATAACAATTGAATATGGGTCGCGCATCGCCAGACGCACATCAACCACTTACATGTAATATTTTTTCTCTTACTGTTTGTCTCTTAACAACATGTTGGTGTGTGTCTTGGGGTGTGCGACCCAGAAAGGAATGGAAATGAACGAGTTTACTCCGGAGATGATTTCACCGAAACAATTGTTTTCAATCTTCATCGTTCAAGGTGTCGAAAACTTGTTCGACGAAGAGTTGGCTGAACAATTGGGAACTAGCGTGGCTTCGTTGAACATGATGCGTGAAGCAAAGTTTGTTGGCATCTCAGTGCCGCCTTGGTTGGCGTTGAATGTACATCGTCTTTTGTCAGAAAAGCACCATCTTATTGAAGCCACAAAACAAATATTGGAGGACGATCATGGCGGATTATGATATTGGATCAACAGGTGTTGCGCATTTGCATCACAGCTTTGCACCAGATGAGGAGTTTGACATCGAAGCAGAGCGTAAGCGCATTCTGCAACATAACGGTCGTTTGGAACGCCGTACTACTTGGGTAACGCCTGGTGAAAATCAGGTGAAGAAAGATGAGTACGAAAGTCGGTACCAAGTGTTCAAGAAGATGCAAGACGCAGGTAAATCAGCAAGTGAAATTGCATCAGCTATTGGAGTGTCTAAGGTGACGCCGTCATCGCTTCGTTATCGTGGACGTTACCAAAAAGAAAACGCCTAACGGCTGCAACCGTTAAGCGCGAAAAGGGGTAAATCTGTTTAGGATGATTTACTCCTCCAGAGTACCACAAGGAGGTATGAAATGAAACACGAATTGCAATTAGAAGCGCAAAAACGTATAAATCGAGCCTTCAAGGCAGAACAACGGGATAACAATGACGGAACTGTTTCGGAGTTTGAAATGGGCGTTGCCAATGTTCTGAATTGGGTGGCTGACCATGTTTGATGAACTACTTGATCCACATGATGATGAAATACCTTGGGGAGAAGATTTTGAAGGCGAAGAGGTAGCCCAAGGTACAGAAGGTTGGGACACAGATGAAGGATTTGTTCCAGATGAAAAAGAAAAGCTCAAGTCCTATATGGAATTAGTTGGGCATTGGGCAATAGCGGAGGATTAAAATGTTGCGACGAAATGAATATAACCCAGCACCTGAACTGATGGAATCATTGGCGAAAGTGCAATTGAATATGGTGCAACCAACCAAGACTAAGTCAGGTCACTTTGGTAAGTATGCTGACTTGGCTGATATTGATAGCGCAGTACGACTAGCGATTAAGTCATCTAGTGAGCCGCTAGCTTACACGCAATCAATCAATACCGACATTGACTCAAATGGTAAGCGTATGGCGCAAATAGTTACAACGATTACCCACTCATCTGGTGAGTATATCGATGTGGAAGGATTGCCTGTTGAGTTTGGTACAACGCCACAACAGATGTTGGCCAATACAACATATGCACGACGTGGAAGTCTGGCGGCTGCATTCGGAATTGTCGCTGATGATGACGACGACGGTGAGAACATCACGGCATTAAAGCAAGAGCAAATTAAACACGATAATGTTCGCAAGGCGATCATTGCTAAGTTGAAGGAAGTCTTGAAATCAGTACCAAAAGAGAAGCTGGAGCAAGTGTTCGCTACTGGAGGTATGACTTCTAAAGACAATAACGATACGCAACTTAACAAGTTGTCAGCCGACAAAGCTTCATTGTTAGCAGGTGCTGCCATATTCGCCAAGAACGACGCTGGTATCGAGTAATGGATATTTGGGGGCGTATCACTAACATCAGCGGCAATAAAGTAACAATGTCGGTGGAAGATGCGCAAGAGCTGGCTATGTTGTCACTCTACACCTCAGAAGAACGACCACAGGCAGTTATTAGCATTGCTGATGAACGCAGTATTAGTCCTGTACAACGAAAAAAAGCATATGCAATTATCGGTGAGATAGCGAAGTGGTCAGGATATACACCAGAAGAAACTAAGTGGTGGATGAAATTCTATTATGAAGCAGAAACAGGTGATCAACATTTTTCGTTTGCTGATACAGATATGACGACAGCACGGAAATTTATTTCATACCTGCTTGATTATGCAGTTAAGAACCACATACCGATGTCTAAGAGTGGTTTGGCGTATATGGACGATGTAGAAGCCTATATGTATTCATCGTTGAGCCACCGAAGCTGTGTGGTGTGTGGACGCCCTGCTGATGTCCACCACATTGACACCGTTGGAATGGGTAACGACCGAAATCTGGTAGACCACCGACAAAAGCATCTAATTGCATTATGCCGAGTTCACCACAATGAAGCACACAACATTGGGTGGCCAGCATTTGAACAGAATTATCACGTTAAGGGTATCAAGTTAGACCCTGAAACATTACAACGTCTTGGAATTATGACGTTCAAGCGAATGGAGGAAATAGACAATGATAAATCGCGTCGTATTAGTAGGACGACTAACCAAGGACGTTGAGTTGCGATACACAACGTCAGGTGCAGCAGCTGGTTCATTTACGCTTGCTGTTAACCGTCAATTCACTAACTCAAACGGTGAGCGTGAGACGGACTTCATTAATGGGGTTATTTGGCGTAAGTCAGCTGAAAACTTTGCCAACTTCACTTCAAAGGGGTCGTTGGTGGCGGTTGAAGGTCGCTTGCAAACTCGTAACTACGAGAACCAACAAGGCCAACGTGTTTATGTAACGGAAGTTGTCGTTGATAACTTCTCATTGCTAGAAAGCAAGGCAGAAAGTGAACAGCGACGAAACCAAAGCGGTGGCAATCAGGAACAAGGTGGTTTCAATTCTGCGCCAGCACCAGGTCCATCGAATGGTCAGCAACCACAACAAGGTGGATTCACACCTAATCAAATGTACGGTAACGATGCAACTTCGTTTAACGAAGATGATCTACCATTCTAGGCGGTGAGGATATGGCGGAAGATTTTAAAGGTGTTAATTACTATCTAAACACGCCAGCAGTAGTAGCTCATGACAACCGATTGAAACCAAACGCAAAACTATTCTTTGGTGAAATTTACTCACTGGCTAATGTGTACGGTGACGTTTATATCAGTAATGCAGCACTTGCACAACGATACGAATTAACGGTTGATGCTGCTTCTAGGCTCATCAGTCAATTGGTGAAATATGGATACATCACGATTGAATTGCATTACAAGGAAGGCACTAAGCAAGTTATTAAACGCAGTATTAAGGTGAACCCCCTACCGGATAAATAGTCTATACCCTACCGGACAAAAAGTCGGTACCCTACCGGACAAAAAGTCTAGGAGAAGAACACATATTAATAACACATATTAATAACACAGTCCGCCGCCGGAAGAGCCGCTTTCATAGTATAGGGGATTTGGTGTGTACAAACGGCGGCGGACGGAACGAAAGGTAGTTTCAATGATTACACGAAACAACCCCCAAATTATGCGAGAGTGGACCGCTAACGAGATAGAGCTGAACAAATATACGGCTGACGACATCTATTATTTCTTGACTGATATTGCCAGGGTTGCTCCGAGCGAACAAGAAGCTCGAAAGATTCTAATTCTGGCAATTCGATCGGCCAAAAATGAAGGGGGCTACTCAAGTGCATATGTGAAGAAGAAAGTGGAGCTTTGGTTGTCTAACGGCCTTGCGACTGCTGAACAAGTTGGGGAATTTGAGAAAAACAGAAGTCTGCGCGGTCAAACAGGAAAATTTGGTCAACCTTTGAAATTCGAAAGTGGACCAAGTAAACCAACTGCTGAACAGATTGATCAGCAAAATCAACGCATGGCTAAAGAACTTGGCTATGCATCAGTTGAAGATATGGCTAAGGGGACAGCAGAGAAGCTGTCAGAACTTAGAAGGACACGAGCTGACCGATTAGCCGCTAATGCGTCAAACGGGCGCACAGTGAACGGCAGACGTGTTGTACAGCGTTTCTAAAATATTGGGTGTGTCAGAAATGACGGGTTAGTGGTGGGTATTAAGGAGCAAGTATGGGAATTAAGCGTATTGAGCTGTATGAGTTCAGTGAGCATGCAGCAGAGCAATTGAAGAGCCGCTTCAAAACGGAGCGAAATAATTGGAAGAACTGGCTGACGTCATTCAACATGGATGCAGAAATGGTCAAGATGCAAAATAACGGCACACAAGTATGGCATAGCGGTGAAGTTGGTATGGTCATCAATCCTCACAGCAAGGTCATTGTGACTGTTTATCACATCTTCTCGAATGATTTCCCAGACGAACTCAAAACCGACCTTGCAGAGGCTGCACAACGTCTAAAAATGGATCACATCAGTGCGTTTTCGCATGACATCTACCGCGATAGTGCAAAATTTGCATACCTATCCTATGACACTAGCGAAGAAGATGCAGACAACTTCTACAAAATGACGGTTGAACGCATTCGAGACTTGGAGCATAAGGCAGGTGAGTCAATTAAATATATCGAGGGGTTGAATCAACTGATTGCTCTCAAGAACGACGTAGCAGAAGAAGTCGACTAAACGTGAACAGCCAAGGGTGAAAAGACTGAGAGCCCGTATGGAGGAAATAAGATGATTATCGTTAAGTGGCAAGAAGTGATCAATGGCAAGAAGAAGGATATTCACCAACACGTTGTGAACATGCAACTAGCCAATCAACTGCGTAACAGTATGCGTAGCGAAGGAATTAATGCATGGATTGAGATGGAGGAGAACTAATGACTAAGTATGTAATTGATTTGCCGAAGGGCGTGAAATTTATTGTTGGTAAAGGGTACGTGATGTGGTCCGAAAAGGAATTGTTGCGGATCCCGGTTGAAAGTCTGCTCCCGGTTGAAAGTATGCAAGAGTATATTGCACCGACCGTTGCAAAAGACGTACCTGTCGAAAAGCGTGTGATTGAGTTGCCGGCTGATGTGATAGCAGAGTTGAAAAATATTAAGGAAGACAATGGCGACGATAATCTTCAAGGGTTTATGAATGATGTAAACGATGATGACGAACTTTGGCAAGTTGTTGAAGGATTTAATCGTTCGGGAATGACTACCGATGCGCTTCTTGGTGAATGGTGGTTAGAACACGTTGAGTTTGTGCCAAAGAAGGGACCTAAGTTTTATATCAGGGTTTTTGATGTTTTTGACGCCGACGGTAACGATCTTTACTTAGCTTCAATGGGTAATAACAAGTTCAGAATGACGATATACACTGACAGTGCGGGAATGTTTACGGAAGATGAAGCAGACAAGATTATTACTGATGTTTCAAATTCGGACGTATCGCTAACGGTACGAAAGGTGAAGGTGGAAGAATAATGGCTCATTTGATTAGCCTGGTAATCATGTGGATTGTAATTGGTATTTATGCATATGAGTCATATAAAGCTTATAAAGCGCGATTGGAATACGAACGTAAGGCACAACGTGCAATAGAGTTAGTAGAACGTGCAATAGAGTTAGTAGAAGGATGGCGTGATGCGTATCTGAAAGTATATCAAATTAACGACTCGAAAGAAGATGACCATGCGTAGGTATTACTATTTCCGAGATAAGCAAGGCTACTTCAAACTCGCTTATACGCCAGAAGGCAAGCGTGTAATTGCGCGGACGTGGAACAAGCGCCAGGCATATCGTACAAGTAGCAAGTGGCTCATCAAACATATGGTCAGCAAGTGGTTAGTTGGCTATTACTATTGGGTAGTAGAAGGATAAACAAAAAAGCGCCAGACAGAAGTCCAGCGCCATGTAAAAGAATTTAGGGAGTAAGTTCATTTTAACATGGTTCGGAGGACGTAGGGAATGGCACTTTTACCAGCGGTGAATGAGAAGGCAACAAGAGAAGCGGTTCGAGAGTTTTTTGATAGTGAGTGGCCACGTATTGTTAACATGGCTGATATGGGATATGTTGATTTGAAGTCAGTTGAAATTTCAGACATGCCAAGTGCACGATCATTTGGTAATGCTAACGATGAACGATTTACTAATCACGCTAACGCTGTGTACTACTACGATGCCGTTGTCCATGCCATCAAGGTTATGACACAGCCACACAGGCACTTCATGTGGTTGCGATACGTCCGACACTTAGAATGGTTACAAGTAGAAGCACTGACTGGTTACAGCACTAGACGTGGTCAAGAGATTATCGATGAAGCGTTTCTGTTGTTCGCTGATAATTTTTCTGACGTTGATGATCTGCGAGTTAAGGAAAGCAGCAGTTATTAGTTGCGCAACTTATTAATTATTTATTGACTATTTAACCAAGTGGATATACTATTTGTGTGTAACATATTATAGATAACCTGAGGGGGTACGATCATGGCTTTAGAAGACAAGATTGATGGCGCAAAGGATCAAGTAGCAGGTAAGGCGAAGGAAGTTGAAGGTAAGGTTACTGGAGATGAAACTCGTGAGGTAGAAGGTAAGGTCCAAGGACTATTGGGTAAGGCCAAGGATGCCTTTGGAGATGTTAAGGATGCTGCAGAAGATGTAGTTGAAGACATCAAGGAAAAGTTTGATAAGTAGTTTTTAATACTTCCGAATGCGTACTCGCTGTATTTGGAAGTATTCTTTTGTTCCTTTAGCTCAGTTGGTTAGAGCAGACGGCTCATAACCGTCCGGTCACTGGTTCGAGACCAGTAGGGAACATGGCATGGATTGATAGATCTCAGGCCTTTTCATCCCTATATGGCCACAACACTCACCCAGATGTCTATCAATCTTTGCTTTTATAAGCCGATATGGCGGAACTGGCATACGCAGCGGACTTAAAATCCGTCCCTTAATTGGTTGTGGGTTCGAATCCCACTATCGGCATATTCACATCAGGTAGCAATCAGTTAGATTGTTACCTTTTTATTTTATTTTGACTAATTTTACGAAGAAAAAGCGCGTATATGGTTCATAACTGCCGCATGCAAGGTGCAGGTGTTCCAAGTTATTATGATAGAGTACCAAAGTTTAAATAAAGCATGTGTGGCGGAATAGGTAGACGCAGTGGCTAGCTTATTGGTAATTGCTTGATCGACAATTATCGAATGGACCGTTGAGTAAAACTCATAAACAGCAATCATGTCAGGTGCAAATCCTGACCACATGCATATGCCAGTAGTTTGGCAAAAAAGTCCATGTCAGCGCCCAGCGTTGCCTGGCATACATACACATGAAACTACATAAAAGAAAACTTTATTAGTTATTACCGTGCTAGGAGCTTGTATGTGCTGCCTGGTTTTTATTTTATGGGGTGACGTATAACTATGATGTATTTTATTTTCTGGATGTTTTCCGGTGTCGGCTTGGCATACTGGTTGGGCTATCAGAGCGCACGTTCTTCATCTGATCAAAAGATCAAAGATAGAAATAATGACCGCGATAATGGGTAAGATAAATAAACAACAAAGGTTATCCAATCGGGTAGCCTTTTTATTTTGTACTGAAAAGGAGTGGCAACATGCACAAGAACTTAATGGGTAAGTTGATTAAGAGTAACAATATCAATCGTGGGGAATACACGTACATTTATGGTGGTAGTGAATTAGTTGATATAGTTACCAAAGGTGGTAAGCAATATTCACGTAACACGGCGTTTGATGGTCGATTCGATGAGAATGCATAGATGTGCAGAGATTGGTTGCCGTGAGTTGAGTGAACCAGGTTCGACATATTGCCAGCCATATTATGAAGCACGCATGAAGAACTATGTACATGCTAAGCAGGCAACGCGGTGCATACATACTACTAATTAAGAAAGGAGTTAGGTACATGGCTAAGATGACACGATGCATATACGTCAGCCCTGCCGGTGTAAGATGCCACAGGTTGGCAGAGACACCAAACCACTACTGCGCTATGCACATTGAACATGAGGCAGAGTACCAAGCCAAGCGTAAGGAATGGAGCGTCAAGCATACGCAACAGTATTATCACAACTACAACAAGACGCAACGTGTACGCAATGATACCAAGCGGGAACAAGATAAGTTCTACCGCACTAAGCAGTGGACGAATGGACTAAGACCAGCAGTGCTAGAGCGTGACAACTACCTATGCCAATACTGCAAGGCGAATGGACGGATGACACCAGGCAAGATAGTTGACCACATCATTCCTTATGAGTTCGATCCAAGCAAGCGTGATGACCTAAGCAACCTAGCAACCATCTGTGCTGCATGCCACACTGGCAAGACACGTTGGGAGCAGGAGTATTACGGTACAGGAGCAGGGAACGAATTGAAGAACGTGGCAGCAGTGCCCGACATTAAGTACTTACCAGATTTTATGGATAGCGCTAAAACACAATGAGAGCCGTTTTAAGCGCTTTTTGTTTTTCCGGCATAATTTGAAAATTAAATGACCCCGCCCCTGGGTGTCTCAAAAGAAGAGCACACACATTACTGTTTTCTTGTAGAAAAGTTTGATTTTGAAAAATTTTTAATAGGGGGGTACCCAGCAATTAAGGAGGTGATGTTAGGTGCCACGAAAAAGCTATGAAAGCGAGTCTGACGCGGTTTTGTCGCTGACACCGCCACATCACTTAGGCAAGATTGCAAGTGCTATGTGGCGTAAAATGGTGCCCGTACTTAATGCTTCAAACAAGATGGCTCCATTGGATAAGAATTTGGTTGAAATGTACGCAAGTCAATACGAGATTTATCGAAATGCCTATGAAGATATCAAAGAGAATGGTCAAGTTACCAAAGTTTATAAGACGGTGGTCAACCCAGTGACCGGTGATGTGATTGCTAACGATATGACGGGCTATAAGCGCAACCCAAGCACACAGATTTACTCGGATGCCATTAAGCAGTTGAAATCATTAGGTAGTGAGCTTGGTTTATCGCCTGCCAGCCGTGCTGAACTTATGCAATTGAGTTTGGACGACGGAAAAGACAAGCCAAGTGCTACGGAACAACTGCAAGCGCTATTGAATGGAGGTGGTGATGATGAGAGTTGATCTAACTCAATCACACGACGTTCTAGGTTGGTACCAGCAACTACATGGCAATTACGCAGATATCAGAACCAAATACAAGGACGCTGGAACAAAGTACGCATTCAGTGTCCTAGATGGTGATGTTCTGGCCGGCTACATGATTAAGCTTGCAGCGTTCCGGCATATTCAAGACTTGGTGCGTTCAGAAACAGATGATTCGTTCGATTACCATTACAACGTCAGGGAAGCCAACAAGATACTTCAATTTGCGAGTGTATTTCCTGATGTTGATACCGGTGAACCAATGCCACTTATGCCGTGGGAAAAGTTTGCGCTAACTCAATTGGTTGGGTGGCGTGACCATCTTGGTAACAAACGATATACAACGGCTATTCTGTCAGTTGCGCGCGGACAAGGTAAAACTTATCTAATGGCTATTCTCATGGCCTATGACTTCATGATTGAGTCAATTGGATTGTCTAACCAAGACTATCTAGTTGCATCTATCAATTGGAAACAAACTAGTAAATTGTTCGGGTACATTGGAACAGCACTTAATAAGATGACGATGGTTGACCCATGGAAATCGTTGGCTACTGAATCAGGATTGAAAGTTCAAAATGACCAGATTGTTATGAAGAATTTCAACAATGTAATGCGAGCCATTAGTCATGAATCAGGTCAATACGACTCATTCCATTTTAAAACAGCCGTATTTGACGAGATTGGAGAGATTAAGAGTCGTGACAAGATTTCTAAGATCACATCTGGTCAGGTTAAAGTACCCAATAAGCAATTTATTCAGATTTCGACCTCGTACCCTGACCCGACAGTGCCGTTCCATGACGACCAAAAAGCGGGTCAACAAATTATGGAACAAGATTGGAATCGCTCAAATGACGACAATTTGGTACTAGTTTGGGCACAAGATAGCTTGGATGAGACCTTTATGCCAGAAACTTGGGTGAAATCTAATCCACTGCTCGACTTGGCTGGTCAACGGGAAGTTTTGCTAAAGGGTTTGACAACTGAACGCGACACAAAGATGCTGCAAGGTGATTTGCCAGCGTTCCAAACCAAAAACATGAACATGTGGCTGGCACAATCAACTGACAGCTTCTTAAACTTGGCTGATGTTGAAAGCGCTGTTGTTCCAGACTTCGATATACGTGGACGCCAAGTTTACATTGGCTTCGACTACTCAATGATGTCCGATAACACAGCACTTGCGTTTGTTTATCCTTATGTTGATCCAGAAGGTAATGGACGATGGCATATTGAACAACACTCATTCATACCGTGGCATAAATCTGGTTCTATTGAAGCCAAAGAGAAACAGGACGGTATCAACTACCGTGAAGCTGAACGACTTGGCTATGCCACCATTACTAGCCACGAACAAGGCATGATCAATGACGACGAAGTTTACGCTTGGTTGCTTGATTATGTTGAAGAAAATGACTTGGACGTTCTGTTCTTTGGTTACGATGCAATGGGAGCCACTAACATGGTGAAGATGCTGGAAAACAATTCAGTGTTCCCACTGCAACCGATTAGGCAGCGTACAGGTGAACTGAAAGACGCTACCAAGTTCTTACAACGCATCTTTGTTGAGAATTCGGTTGACCGATTAGACGACATCACAATGGAAAAGGCGTTGTTGAATGCCGTGCTACGTGAAGATAGTGTGGGAATTCAAGTTGATAAGACAAAAGCCACGCTAAAAATTGACGTTGTGGACGCTATTATCAACGCCATGACACAAGCGATGTATCACTTTGAAGAGTTTGGAATGGTGAAAGATGCCACATGGCAAGTTGAACACATGAGTGCACAGCAAGTTGCGGACTGGTTCAACAGCGCAGAAAGTGGGTTACTTGATGATTACTAAGAAAATTAAAGGCTTAGCACGAGCGATTAGGGCTAGGTTGGACGTTATTTTGTTCAGCTTGGCACTAGTCGTTTTTGTTTTGACCATGTTTTTAACGATTAATGCACTGGCTGGTGGAATTTCGCTGACTATTGCACTTGCTGTTGCCGGATATGGCGTCGTGCTTATCGACAATGGCACCAACACTAACAGGAAGGAGTAACGGAGTATGGCAGTATTCAAGCCACCTAAGATTAGCAACATGTTCGCTGCTACTTCTGACGGTGGCAGTTTAGATGACGGCATTGTCAACTTTCTAACAGGTGGTAATTCAGATTACGTGTCTGTACGTGAAGCAATTCATAACAGCGATTTGTACTCGTTGGTTTCACAAGTCAGTGGCGACCTTGCAAGCTCACGATTAATTGCGGACGCAACGCGTGCACAGGGTATTTTGAATAACCCTGATCCACGAACTAACCCGCACGCATTCTGGCAATCATTCTTTGCTCAAATGTTGTTCAACGGTGAAGCGTTTGCTTATCGTTGGCGCAATGCTAACGGACAAGACCAACGTTGGGAACAATTACGGCCTTCACAAGTTCAACCGTACATCACCGATGACGGTAGCGGGTTGTTATATCAAGTGTCATTCGATGAACCGATGATTGGTACGCAATTCTTTGGTCAGGGTGACATTATCCACGTTCGATTGATGAGTACAAACGGTGGTTTGACTGGTATCAGTCCACTCACGGCATTAAGCAACGAATTAAACGTAAAAAGAGAGAGAGACAAGCTCACAATTCAAGCGTTGAAGCAGTCGATTAATGCAAACGGTGTGCTGTCTATCAAGGGGGGCGGTTTGCTTGACTGGAAAACCAAGGCATCACGTTCCAAGCAGTTCATGAGTCAATACACTGCTTCAAATGGCGGTCCAATTGTGCTTGATGATTTGGAAGAGTTTAAGCCGTTAGAAATCAAAAGCAATGTTGCAGCACTTTTGGGACAGGTCAATTGGACTTCGACCCAAATTGCCAAGGTTTATGGCGTACCAGACAGTTATTTGAACGGTACAGGCGACCAACAATCGTCACTTGACCAAATCAAAGGACTGTACGCAAACGCGCTTAATCGCTTTGTGAGTGCCGTTATTGGTGAGTTAAACACTAAGCTTTCAGCGAACATCACGGCAGACATGCGACCAGCTATTGACCCAATGGGTGATGACTATCTTGGTATGTTGGCAAATATTGTTAAGCAAGGTGCACTTGGCCAAAACCAATTTGAATATCTGGTGCGAAACCAAGGATATTTGCCTGATGATATGCCGGTTGCAATTATGCCTAAGCCAGTATTGAAGGGAGGTGAAAAGGAAGATGAAGAAAATTAACGTCAAGGGCGCTGTCATGGATAACGATAGCGCATGGTTTTATGACTACTTTGGCATGGACTATACAAGTCCTAAGTCAGTGGCAGACGTATTGAATGATGGTGAAGTTGATGATGTTGTGGTGAATATTTCATCACCTGGTGGTGACGTGTTCGCAGCCAGTGAAATCTATTCAGAGCTGAAGGCATATCCAGGCAACGTCACGGTCAATGTGCAAGGACTAGCAGCTAGTGCTGCATCTGTAATTGCGATGGCCGGGGACACGGTGAATATGGCTCCAACCGCTCAACTGATGATTCACAAGGCATCAACTACCCAAGGCGGCAACTCTGATGACATGGACAGTGCATCAGCAATGCTAAACAACACTGATAAGTCAATTGCGAATGCCTATCAACTAAAGACAGGTAAGTCACAAGCTGATTTGTTGCAAATGATGTCTAACGAAACATGGCTGAATGCACAAGATGCAGTTGATCAGGGGTTCGCAGACAGTATCTTGTTTGTAGATGAAAATGCGCCACTGGTGACTAATTCACTGGAAGCTGCATTGCCACCTAAGTCAGCCATTAACAAGCTGATGAACATCATAGCTAATGAGAAGCAAAAAGAAATGAATAACAAGACTGATAGCCAGCCTGTGGACGATTTGAAAGCCCGCAAGTTGGCTATTTTGCTAGACAAATAAATTTACGAGGTAAAAACATATGGATATTCAAACATTGAACAACGCCTGGGTTGAAGCTGGGCAACGATTGTCTGACTTGCAAAACAAGGCGGCTTTGTTGGTGAACGACGACGCAGCAGACGTTGACGCTATTAACTCAATTAAGAACGACATCGAAGTTGCAAAGGCTAAGCGTGACTTGGCGAAGGACAACTATGATCGTGCCGTTGAAGACCAAGCACATGCAGTTTTGAACGACCCGGACGCTGGCAAGAAGCCATTGAACGACGAAGAGGTCAATATTAAGGACAAGTTTGTTAAGGACTTTGTCGGAATGATGAAGAATGACCCAAAGGTGGTCAACTTGGTTTCATCATCAACTGACGAAAATGGAAACGCAATTGGTTTGACGATTCCACAAGACATTGAGACGGCTATCAACACGTTGAAGCGTCAATATGATTCATTGGAGCAATACGTCAACGTTGAAAAGGTTGGAACGCCTAACGGTTCACGTGTATTTGAGAAGTGGTCGGACATCACGCCATTGACTAACTTGGATGCAGAAGATGGTGTAATTGCCGACAACGACGACCCTAAGCTATCAACCGTCAAGTACTTGATTAAGCGTTATGCAGGTATCACGACGGTAACTAACACGTTGTTGAAGGATACGGCAGAAAACATCTTGGCATGGTTGTCATCATGGATTGCGAAGAAGGTTGTTGTTACGCGTAACAATGCCATCATCGCTGTTATGAACGCAGCACCAACTAAGCCAACATTGGCAACGTTCGATGACATCAAGAAGATGGCGTTGACTGCTGTTGACCCAGCTATCCGTGCAACGTCATTCTTCATGACTAACACGTCTGGTATTGCTGTTTTGGCAACGGTTAAGGACGCAGACGGACGTTACTTGTTGCAACGTGATGTTACTCAACCTGAAAACTACATGATTGAGGGTAAGCAAGTAATCGAAATCGCTGACAAGTGGTTGCCTTCAAACAAGGGTGCAATGCCTTTGTACTTTGGTGACTTGAAGCAAGCTGTAACGTTGTTTGACCGTGAGAATATGTCGTTGTTGTCAACTAACATCGGAGACGGTGCCTTTAAGAATGACTTGACTAAGCTACGTGTTATTGATCGTTTCGATGTTAAGACAACCGATGCCGATGCATTTGTGGCGGGGTCATTCACGGCTATTGCTGACCAACCTGCAAAGACTGTTCAACAAGCTGCTGCAGCTGGAACGCAAGCTTAATAGGCAGGTGAGTTAAATGACGGTCAATATTGAACAATTCAAGACACTAATGCGCGTTGATTTTGCTGATGATGACGCAATTATCAATGGCTACTTGTCTGCAGCTGAAAATTACATCAAGGATGCAATTGGAACGGATGGCAATTTCTATGCTCAACCTGCTGTTGTTGACCGTTACGAAACTGCTGTCTATGCCTATGCTGGCACGTTATACACGTACCGCATCAGTATGACAGAAACTAGAGCCATTGGTATGGATGCTACGGTTAATTCTATTGTTGGCCAATTGCGTGGTAAGTATGCAGAATGGGAGGAACAACATGAGGGCAGCTGAGTTCAATCGTAAGGTCGCGTTTGGTACTGTGGAATCTAAACAGAATGATAATAATGGTTCTATTCATAAAATTTTTGTGGAACAATTCAGTGTATGGTGTGCACCTAAACTCCGCACGTTGAACCAACAGTATCAAATTCAAGGTACAGCACTCGATAATACTAAGGTTATCGTGGTACGCCATAACACCGCTGTGGAAGGTATTAAGGTAGCCCAGATTGACGGCGTGATGTACGACGTTGTGCAATACTCACCAGATGAAAGTAATGCCATTATTGCGTATGACTTCGTTACATTGAAACGGAGGGCATAGGGTATGGTAGAACAATCATTGGAGGACATTTTGAACGCCTTTATTGAAGATGCTGAAGCGTTATCAACCAACATGACGGTTGAGGATAAGGCTAAGGTTACTAAGGCAGGTGCTGATGTGTTTGCTAAGGAACTCGAAGCTGAATACAAGGCTAATCACTACCGACACCGCACAACGGGTAAAGACCCACATTTGGCTGATTCAGTTATGGCACAGAATACCAACGTAGACGGCATGAAAAACGGTAGTTCAACAGTTGGGTTCTCAAAGGACAAGGCTTATATTGCTAACTTCATTGAGAATGGTACGAAATTTCCAATGTACACAGCAAAAGGACGTAAGTATAAGAAGGGTGGCCAGGTTGCTATTAACGGTGACCATGCCATCGATAACCTACGTAACGACTCCCAATTGCAGGCTAAGATTGTTGAAGCACAAGCAGAGGTATACAAGCAGATTATCGATAGGAGTAACAAACAATGACACCAGTGGAAGAAATTAGTAACGTGGTTCATTCGGTTTTCCCTGATTGGCAAGTATACTTTTATGCTATTCCTGAGGAAGTTATCGACAATAAGAATGTTACCCAAGTGCTGATTACTGAGAGCAACTCAGACATCACGACATTTGGTGGTAACACATTCAATGAGATGGTATTTGGGTATCGTTTGCAGGTTTTTTATGGGTTTTACGAAGAGGACCTTATCAGGAAAGAGATAACATTGTACAAGGCTTTAGGGAGCGCCTACTGGAACATTACGGACAGTCAGCCACGATATTTGGATATTAGCCAAACCGATGGGCAACAGATGATTAAAAATATCGAAATAAACAAAATAATGACACTTGATGAGCTTAACCAATAAGGTTGGCTCATTTTTTATTGAAAGGAATTAAATTTTATGGCTATTGCAGGATTGAAGCTTATCACATTGGCATTGCGTGATAAGGAAACAGGCGCCTTATTGAAGGGTGACGCAGGATTGTCAGCAGACGGTCTATTTCCCGTAACCACAGCAATGCTTGGTTCAAAGAGCGCTAACATTACTAACATTTCAGCTAATGGTACGCCAGTATATGGTAACAACGCTAAAACCGACCAAACACAAACGAAGGGTGAGCCATCAGTTGCGTTGGACTTTAATGATCTACCATTCGACATTAAGCAAAAGTTGTTGGGACGTATCTCAGATGGTAAGGGTGGATTCCTACAAGGTGACCGCCCACGAGTTGCTATGACGATTGAGACGCAAAACATCAAGCGCACTAAATCAATTTGGTTCGGATTTGCTAACGGTGAGGTACAAGAGACTGCAGCCAACGTACAAACTGATACGAACAACGAAGTCCGTGTTGATGACCAACTGACATTCACTTCATTTGGTGTTGAAGCATGGAACAACGAAGCGATGAAGGTTTATTCAGACATTGACGCTAAGTTCGACAAGGCAGCCATGCAAGCTGATGTGTTTGGCGTAACAGGCGGTTCAACGTCTGCCACGCCCAGCGGCGTATAAGGTCGTTCCAATTGTCCTACAGCCACGACAATAAAGAGACTCAAACGGGGTGAGAAGCCCAATATGAACGGGAGTTCACTTGAATAATCAGGTGAGCTCCTTTTTTTGTACCCAAGAAAGGATATAACGATGAAAATTTCATTTAAAGAACTGCGCAAAACTCCATTTGAAGTTAAGGCCAGTGTCAAGAATTTGAAGAAGACATATGCCATTCAATTGAAGCTGGCCACGCTGGAAGATTCTATGCAAGAGGACGCACCAGTTGAATCGCTACAAGCTGTGTTGGGTGCACTGGACGGCGTTACTGAATACGTTGTAGACATGTTGAAGCTTAAGCCAGCTGAGATTGAAGCACTTGAAGACTTGGGCCAAGAGGACGTTATGGCAATTGCACAACGCTTGAACATGCGCTTGATGGGTATGACAGAAGCTGAGATTAAGAAGGCTTTGACGGAAACTGATGACGAGGGTTTAGAGTAACCCCGATTGAACGAGTGATGACATACACAAACCATCTGGCTGATCTAAGAATGTTTGAAAAAGATACGATGCAGAACCTGCACTGGTCTTTAGACGACATCGAAGAAGCTGATTATGCAGAGTTGATGGAAGTCATGAATGCTTCAGAAGAAGACAAAATGCAGAACCCAGACGCCATGATGAACCTGTATCAATCACTTGGATAAAAAAGAAAGGAGGTAAACATGGCAAAAGAAAAAGTAGCCGGCTTAATGTCGACAGAGATTGGCTTGAATACTGCCAAAGCCACTCAAGGTTTGAATGAGTTGAAGTCAGCCGTAAGGGACTCCACAAACGAGTGGAAGCAAATGGAATCCCAGATGAAGGCTTCTGGTGACATTGTGGGGGCTTCAGAGGTTAAGTACAAAGGGTTAACAGAATCCGTTGAAAAGCAACAAGACGTGCTTCAAAAGTTGCGACAAGAGCAAGCTGAAGTTAACCGTTCAACTGAAGCCGGTGAAGCTACTTATCAGAAGTACGCTAGTCAAATAACCACGGCAGAGCGTCAATTGAACTCTATGATTGCGCAGCAAGCCAAGGCAAAACAAGCTTACGAACTCCAAGAGTCTGGAATTGCTGGCCTCAACAAGGAAATCCAACAGTCCATCAAGGAGACGGACGCTTATGTTGAACGATTGAAGGCCGAAGGTAAGGAAGAAGAAGCCCTTAAAGCTCAAAAGGAAGGCCTATCACGTACCCTTGATAAGCAATCTCAACTGTATGAAGCCCAGTCACGACAACTTGAGAAGATGACCAAGTCCGGTGACGCTTCAAGTGAGTCCATCAGTAAGCAAAAGATTGCCTTGGACAAGACAGCTACGTCAATTGCTAAGGGTAAGCAGTCCCTTGAAGAGTTGGACTTGGGACAATCTAAGATTGGTAAGAATGAGGGCGCTACCGAAGCGGGTGGGAAGTTTGAGAAGCTAACCGGCGCAGTTGGTAAAACGACAGCAGGCTTAACAGCCACTGTAGCGGTCGCAGGTACTGCACTAGCTGGCGTAAGTAAGCTAGTTAATGCCATTTATGACCAACAGGGCCAAGTGTCTGCCCTACAAGCTAAGACCACAGGTTCTTACAAGGAATCTAAGGAAGCTATTTCAGCTATCAATAAGCTGTATGCCCAAGGGTATGGTGAATCTGTTGAAGATTTGACTGAGACTTACACCAAGTTGAAGCAGATGAACCCCAAGGCTGAGGTTGGTGAACTGGCAGAGCAAACGAAGCTGGTAACCCAATATTCTAAGGCTTCTGGGGCTGATACTGAAGAAGTATTGAAGGGTGCTCAGAATGCTACAAAAGCATGGAACATGAGCTACCAAGACTACTTTGACAATCTATTCACTTTGCAGAAACAAGGTGGAGACGTTGGTGGTGAAATTTCCGACAACATGGCCGAGTATTCACAGGTGCTTGGTCAAATGGGGCTATCTGCTAAGGATTCCTTCAGCATGATCGCCAATGGTATCAAGACCGGTGCTTATAACGGTGATAAGTTGCTGGACTTCACCAAAGAGTTCTCTATCAGTCTGAATGACGGTCGTATGGACAAGTCAATCAGTGAGTTCTCTAAGAAATCACAGGACATGTTCCAAGGCTACAAGGACGGTAAGGTCACAGCTGGTGATATGTTCAAGCAAATTTCTGGTGAGATGAGCAAGATGACCGACAAACAAAAGGAAGCGACACTTGCTTCTAATTTATGGTCGGCTTTGGGTGAAGATAACTCACTGAAGGTCCTTGAGTCGCTTGGTAAGCAAAATAAGGCGTTCTCTGATGTTTCAGGTACTGCTAAGAAGACATCTGACCAACTGAAGGAGTCTAACCCGTTTGAGCTGATGAAGCGCTCAGCAGAAGCGTCTGTCAGCTCAGTAACAATGTCAGCCACTGAGACGAAGAAGTTCAAGAAGGCACTGGAGCCACTTCAGAAGGCTGTAAAGGACTTTATCAACACTATGGTGAAGAATATGCCTGCAATCGTTAAGGCGATCACACCCGTTGTTAATTTTGTAGCAGACCACGGTAAGCTGATTTTGGAACTTATGACAGCCATGTTGGCCTTGAACTTCACTGGTAAAGCTATCAACGGATTAAGCAAGTTGCATGACGCTGTCACAAGCACCATATCAGTTGCCCAAAAAGTAAAGGATAGCAAAGCATTTAAGTGGACAGCTTCACTTGGTAAGAAAGCATTCACGAAGAGTATTGGAGCTATCAAGACAGTTGCCTTAGGTACTGGCAAGCTGATTGGTAAATCTTTGAAGTTCACAGCTTCAATTGCTACCAAAGGCGCTAACTTGGCTATGGCTGGACTTGTGAAGACGGCTAAGGCAACAGGTACAGGTATTAAGTTGGCATTCAACTTCCTTAAGGCTAACCCGCTTATCTTGTTGGTAACAGCTATCACGGCCGTTGTTGTTGCATTGGTTGAGCTGTATAAGCACAATAAAAAGTTCCGACAGTTCGTAGATGGCTTGGTAAAGTCTGCTAAGCAATTCTTTGAAGGAATTACGAAGTGGTTTGGTAATGCGTGGTCATCGGTAACAAAGAGTTACGACTCATTCACTCATAGCTTCAGTAAGGGCTGGCATTCATTCACTGATGGCATTGGTAAAGCTTGGAACAATACGTGGAGCTACGTAAGTAACGTATTCGATAAGTACATCAATATCTACAAGCGTGTTATCAAGACGTTTACTGATTTCTTTACAGGAAACTGGAGAAATCTTGGTAAAGACATTCGAGGTATCTGGAATGCACTGTGGGACTATGTAGAGTCAATCTTCGGTAAGAAGGCTGGTTCTATCAAGCACGGCATCGAAGGATTTGGTTCTAAGATTTGGGGTACATTCCAAACTATCAAAGATAAGGTATCAGGATTCTGGTCTGACATGTGGAACGGCTTGAAGGACTTTGCTCGTGATGGTATCAATAAGGTTATCGGTGTCATCAACAATGGTATTGGTGGTATCAACACAGTTATCCATACGTTTGGTGGTAAGAAGGAAGCCATCGGTAAAATCCCTAAGTTTGCTAATGGTACAAAGGGTGCACCTAAGGGGTTGGCAATCGTTAATGACGCCCCGGGAGAGCATTACCAAGAAGCAATCATCGATAACTCTGGACGTGCTACGGTACTTGAAGGACGTAATCGTCTGGTTAACTTCTCTGGTGGTGAAACGGTTATCCCAGCCCATGCACTTCCTAAGTTTGCCAAGGGTACTGATAACTGGTTAGACACAGCAGTTGGCTGGATCAAGGACAAGTGGGAAAAGCTGACGGAGTTCATCTCACACCCAATTAAGTCATTGGGTAACATCATGAACAAAGCAGTTGAAAACATTTCAGGTTCAGCGCTTGTAACTAACGTCGCACCAGCAATGGGTAACGGATTTGTGCAAGGCATTGCAGACCCAATCGTAAACTTATTCAAGTCTTTGAAAAAGAAGCATGATGACGAGGAAGCATCTGCTCCGGCTGGGTCTGGTGTACAGCGTTGGAAGGACTTGGTTATTAAGGCGCTTGATAAGAATGGTTTGTCAACGTCTGAATCTATGGTGAACAAGGTTCTCCGCCAAATTCAGACCGAGTCAGGTGGTAACGAAAAGGCAGTCCAAGGCGGCTACACTGACATCAACACGATTACTGGTGATCTCGCTAAGGGTCTTATGCAAACTATCTCAGCGATCTTTAATGCCTATGCCTTCCCAGGACATAAGAACATTTTCAATGGTTACGATAATTTGCTGGCCGCTTTGGCTTACGCCAAAAACCGTTATGGTTCAAAATTGGCGGGGCTTGGTGAAGGCCATGGTTACGCTCAAGGCGGCATTGTCTCACAACACGGTTTCTATGAAGTTGCAGAGCAAAACATGCCGGAGATTATCATTCCACTTGATCCAGCTAAGAAGATGCGTGCTAACGAGCTGCTTGGGCAAGCTAACCAGCGCATCAACGGGACACAATCACAACAAGTTGTAGTGCAATCAGATACAGCACAGTTGGAGCAAAAGTTTGACAACGTAATCACGTTATTGTCACTCATGCTTGGCGTTAACCAAGACCAACTCAAGGCTATGCAGGCTCAAGGTGGTATCAACTTACCTAACCTGATGAACCAGATGGGTATGGCTCAAGCAACACACAATTATCAATCAATATAACGAAAGGATATTCCCGTTATGAAACTATTCGTACAGCCCTACGGTGGCCAAGAATATGACTTGACGGCCAGACTTCCGTCTGTGAAGTTTCTGGATATGAAGTCATCAGCACCCCAATTAACAGGTGACTGGCTAACCATAGCCGGCTCAGACGGCCAACGGTTACAGAATGCCACTTATGGATCTAATCAAGTCACCGTGTCATTGTTTATTAAGGGGCGCAACATGGCTGATTTCAGGTTGCTTAAGGCAGAGTTAAACCGTGTCTTTTACCAGCGTGGTCTAATACGCCTTAGAAGCACGCAGGAACCATTTAAGACGTTTTGGGTAATGGCTAACCCAACTGACATCACACCGATTCAAGCTTCATCACAAGGGACGGTAGACCTTGTGTTCACCAATCCAAGTGGACTGGCACAGAGTTTGGTCAGGTCAGATAAGTTACCTGATGACTTAGGCAGTTTGGGGTTCGGTATGAATCTACCAGCCAGGCCGTTGAGCTATGTTGGTACCAGTAATCAGTTCAACATTTACAACCCTTCAGATGTGGCCATTGACCCATACGTTAACCACCATGATCTGGTGATTACGGTAAAAGGTTCGGGTGCATTTACTTTGACAAATCAGACGAATGGCACCAGTATCACGCTGAATAAGGCGATGGCTAACAGTGACACGTTCGTATTGAATGGTGTAATACCAACACTGAATGGGTCAACTGACGTAGACACGGACTTTGGGCACATAGAGTTGGAACGTGGAGATAATGACATTCGTTTAAGTGGACTAAGCAGTGCTAATGTTACCTTCAGCTTCCCATTCTTGTACTTCTAAATGGCGTACAGCAAAGATAAGGTTGTTATCCAATCGAGGGACGGCAAGTCCACACAAGCGTTATCCTCATTGAATTTCAGCACGTTTCAGCTCACCCGTACGAAGAATGAAGCTTACCAAGTTGATTTCCAAGCGTATGACGATGGTTCACTGGGATTTGCGTTGCTGCAAGTAGAGAACTTGGTTAAGTATGACGGTCAAACCTACGTAATTAAGCAGGTGACTGATGACAACACTGGTGGCGTTCACAACGTAACAGTTACGGCAACGCACATCTTTTACCAGCTCAACAATCGTTTCCAGTACAACGTTAGACAGGGTGATAATTCATTCAGTCTGACAGACGCCTTGAAGTTTCTGTTCACAGGTATCGGTGATGGTTATTCTTATCAGATTCATGGTAAATTCAACAGCAACAAGACGCTAACAGATTTCGGGAATACTTCAATCATCGAAGGGTTGTCAACGATCAAGGGTGCATTTGGACTATATGCCATCGTACCTGATAACAAGGTCATTCACTTGTACGACAAAGATTCATATGTTAAGAACACTCATAAGGTATTTCGATACCGCAATGATACCTCCGCAGTCCAGCTACAGTATGACGCAACCAGCATTGTGAATACCGTGCAAGCTGTATCAACTGCAGAGAAACCAGCGTTTACACCCTTCAAGGTACAGAACGCAGATTCAGTTGCTAAGTGGGGAATTAAAGAGGGTGCAAGGGTTGAAAGTGACAAGATTACTTCAACAGACGCCATGAAGAACTTGGCTTCTCAGTCATTTGTATTGGAGCCCTCGTTGGCTATGACAGTTACATCAGCTGGTAATGAAGACGTTGTTTTGGGTGAAAATTGGGCAGTACAGATGCTTGATAACGGGTTCCAGACTTCAGTTGAAGTGGTCAGCATTGTAAGAGCACCGTTTGCGACATCAGCAGTTCAGATTACGTTGAACAACACCCGCAAGAATTTCCTTGACGCCCAAAAGGTACAACAGTCCGCAGTCAACACAGCAAAAAGGAATACAGGAACAACAGGTAACATGTGGGTTATCGGAAAGGTGGTCAGCTAATGACATTAAATGGAATCGACATAAGCAATTGGCAGGCTGGCATTAACCTAAGTGCTGTCCCTGCTGATTTCGTCATCATTAAAGCCACCGAGGGAACCGCCTATGTATCACCCGAAGCTGATACGCAGTACCAAGGCGCTAAGTCAGCAGGCCGGTTGTTAGGTGTGTACCACTTTGCAACAGGTGCTGGTGCTGTGGAAGAGGCAAAGTTCTTCCTCAGTAACGTTCAAGGGTATCTTGGAGAGGCCATCTTGGTGTTGGACTGGGAAGGTGCTGTTGTAACGCAAGGTGTTGGTTACGCTAAGGCCTTTTTGGATTACGTGTACCAACAAACTGGTATCAGGCCATTGATTTACATGAGCAAGTCAGGCACAAACAGTTATGAATGGTCAACGGTGAGTGCCAATTATGGTCTCTGGGTCGCCCAATACGCAGATTCAAACCCCACTGGGTACCAAGATGACCCTTGGACGGACGCTAATGGTTATGGCTCATGGAGTGGGCCAGCAATATTCCAATACGCTTCAACGGGGCGCCTAAGTGGCTATGATGGCAATCTTGATTTGGACAAATTTTATGGTGACACCGCAGCATGGCAAGCCTATGCTAAGTCAGACCGTGTGACACCAGACCCCGAACCAGCGCCCGAGCCACCTAAGAGCACGCCGATCGTGCAATATGCTGACCCCGATGGAAATAAGGCTTATGCGTATACACACTGGCAAGCTATTGAAGGTAAGCCTGACTTGAGCACAGTGGTGTTGACCAGCCCGAATGGTACCAAGTATCAGTTGCAGGTTGATGATAAAGGTGTACTGACAACAAAGGTGGTGAAGTAAATGATATTGGAATTACCTAAGCGTATTTCTGGGGCTGATGATACAGCACAACAGATTTACCAGGCGTTCTACGATGTTGGCATGATTACAGATGTACCAGCACATATAGGGACGCTGAACATTACAGAATATAACGAGCAAGCATTCTCATCAATTGGGAGTGCTTTAATTTTGCTCAAAAACAACCTCAATCGACTGGTGGACATCTTCAATGAGTATCATTTTGTCGATATGGAGGGCATACAGGCCAAAGGACATGAATACTGGGGCAGCGATCTAAGCGGTTTGGGGAAATCTTATGATGATTTCAACAGCCACTTGGTTGCTATGGAAAATACATTGCAAAACATGGTTGAGATTATGATTCTCAACGGTTTAATCGAAAGGAATTAAGAAAATATGGCTACACAAGCACAATCACAGGGTCGCTATGCCGTAGTTAACACGTTGCTAGACACAACTGATGTGACGTTGATTGACTCGCTATCAGGACGACAAGGTGATAACGGACGGATCGTTTACTTTGCTATCAAAGATGGCAACTTGCCACACAACTTAGATGGTCAAAACGTTGTTCTTACGGCAAAGGATTCAGCAGGTAAGGTTAAGCAAATCTCTGGGGTTCACGACATGATTTCAGCCACTGGAGGTTTGTTTTCAATGCTAATCCCAGGAGAGATGTACCAATCAGCTGGTGACATTGAAGAGGCTTACATCAGTGTTCAAGACGGCGCTGGTACGGTTATCAGCTCAATCCCAGTAACGTTCACGGTGTTGGCTAACAATATTTTGTTCACAGCTAACGCTTCAAAGGACTACATCGATTCAGTACAACAGGCTGTTAATGAAGCAAACTCACGTATCAGTGGTTTGAATGACAACCTAAAGACGCAACAACTTGCTTATGAAACTTTGAAAACGTCAGTTGAGAATCTGGCAGGGCAAATTGATTCCAAGCAAGTGTCTATGCTGAACGTTGAAAATCACTTCACTGAAACAGCTACGTTCGACAAGGGTGTTACAGCAAGCAATGTAACGTCTAACGGCGGGGTTACGGCAAAGACAATCAGCACGCCTAACTTCAAGTCAGACGGAACTTCTATCCAACAATCAAGGGACGGAAAGAATTGGCACAACTTGGCGGACGATGACGGTGTTGTGCATAACTCTGGAAATGAAGTCCTTGCGGGTGATAAGTCACTCACAGGTAACACAACGTTGGCTAATGTTAAAACATCAAGTATCAAGACCGGCTCTGTTACTGCAAACGGGTTAAGAATGGACTTCCGAGAGTTTGCAACCGGCGTAGAGGTTTGGTTTACTGGTACCTTCACAGGTGATGCTTCGTATTCATGGCACGACTTGGGTCAAATGCCTAGCAACATAACAAAGCCTTTCAGTTACGTAACTGCAGTTGCGGGCGGTCGTAGTGGGATTGGAGGGGTTTCTACCCAAACAGACATGCTTCTTATGGTCCACATTGATAACACAGGGAAAATTCAATATCAATTGCGCCACGGTGTTGAGAATAACACCACAGACTACAAAGGTATTGTTTTCTATGTTGAGGGTTCTGCCAGCTACTTTAAGTAATAAAAGAAAGGCATATGATATGGGATTTTTTCCACACGATTTAGCAGGGTGGCTCACTGTTCTGGCAACCCTAAGTGCCGCCATGTGGTTTGTAATAAGGGTGACCTTTGTCAAAGCAATCGACAACTTGAATAAGACAATTGCGGGTTTGCAGGACACCTTGAAGGTCTATGATTCACGACTTGATGACCACGAGAAGCGTATTTCCATAATCGAAGATTGGAGGGAACATTACGATGACAATGAATAACTTAATAACCCTTGTAGAAGCGTTGTGGCAGTCCGGTATTGCACCAGCGCTTTTAATTTTGATCATCGGTTGGCTATCAGCACGATTTGCCCGCAATAAGAGGCTCACAGCCTTGTTAGGTATTGCAGAAAATGCAGTGAATTGGGCTGAGGTGGCCTTTGATGGTGGAGCTAAGCAAAAGGCCGAAGCGTTAAAGTTTGTCTCTGATGAGCTGTTGAAGCTGGATAAGGCACACCTGTTCACTGCTAAGCAGATTGATGAAGCAATCGAATGGGCTGTCCAAGAGATGAAGAAAGGAACGGTTAAATGAAAACAATAAAGATTTTGGGCGACACCCTGAACAAGGTGGCCGATACATCAACAGTCTTTGATTTCCGACTTTGGAATGAAGGCCAGGCACAAGACGTCACTGGTAAGGCTGTGTCGTTCACGATTGCCAATGATTCTGGATATCTATTCGATGTACCAGCTGTGATTGATGGCAACGTGGTGTCGTTGGACTTCTCTAATGAACTATTAAAGCAATTAACGCCTGACACGTATCACATGGAAGTATCTGTCACCAATTCAGACGGTGATGTTGAGGTATATCCATCACAGGGCACAATCGACTTTAGGGTGGGTAAGAACCTTCATAGCACACAAGGAAAGTTAGTCCCGCAAATAACCTTTGACACTGTGTTGCGTTCAGTTGATGAAAAGATTGCTGAATACAGAAGGACAATTACCAAGGGTGACAAGGGTGACAAGGGTGATACTGGGCCACAGGGGCCTCAAGGTATTCAAGGACCTATGGGACCTCAGGGGCCTACTGGGCCAGCTGGGCCACAGGGGCCTAAGGGTGATATGGACCTATCTCAGATTTCTGTTGGTGGTAGGAACTTACTACTAGGAACTGCTAACTGGTCAGGTGACAGTACTAGGTGGACCAAGCGTGGTACAGTAACAGACAGCTCAGTCACATATAGAGGAATGATTGTTGCTTCCACTTCAAGTGCATGGATAAGCCCTATTTACATGATGCAAAATGCAGGAATACTACAAGTCGGAAAGACGTATACATTTTCAACTTACGTTAGAAATACATCTGACACAGATACTACGCTGGCATCTTTCTATGACAATGGAATTGTGAGATTTAATGGAAATTCAGTAGCATTACCTGCCCACACAGATTGGAAAAGGGTATCTACAACGTTTTCAGTCATAAAAGACCCAGCCACAAGCACTTATGGTTTGCGCTGGGAGAGTGGTAATAGCACGACAAATGGACAAATTCAATTAGCTGGTTACAAGCTGGAAGAAGGTAACATTGCAACTGACTGGTCCCCTGCACCAGAAGACGCACCAAGTAACGACTCGCAACTAGTGCACAAGACAGGAAACGAAGTTCTTGCGGGTGACAAGACGTTCACAGGCAACACAACTCTTGCAACAACTACCATATTGGCAGGCAATTATGGGCTAAGAGTTACTCCAAGCGGATTCCAAAAGACAACCGATGGTAGAACGTGGGTATCTGCCAACATTTAATAGGTATCATGAAAGGACAAAAATAATGACAGTAACAGTAAATTTTAACGCGCCACAAATTCAAGTAAATAACGGTAGTACGGGTATTCAACTATCACAGGTAATCTTGCCTTATTCAATCCGTAACTTAGAAGACTCAACCCAATACTTAGGCGGTCAGATGACGTTGGGACAATCCGATGGAATCAAGTTGACTGACAACACGAAAGACTGGGAGCGTCTTGGCTTAGCTAAGATTAAGAACATGGTGGCTGACGCAGAAATCTATGTGCCAGACCCAATCATTGAAGTTCCTGAAGGACTACCAGCAAGTTCAGCAACAGAAGCTCCAGTAAGCTCAGCAGATGATTCAGTAGCAAGCTCAGCTTCAACTCAGGAAACGACAACACCTTCAGAATCAGCAACGGAGGCTTAATATGAATAAATTGCTAAAAAGCGCTTTGGCTTCGGCTGGGGCGCTTTTAATTATGGGATCAATACCATCAGTACATGCTGCCAAAGGCGACCAGGGTGTTGATTGGTCAATCTACCAAGGTTCGCAAGGTAAGTTTGGATATGGTCAGGATAAGTTCGCAATCGCGCAAATTGGTGGTTATCACGGGTATATCTATGATCAATCTACTTATGCCACGCAAGTCCAATACGCAATTGCTCAGGGCAAGCGCGCTCACACGTATATGTGGTGGCAAGATATCACTGATTATGCGACAGCTGATAAGGTATTGGACTACTTCTTGCCGAAAATTCAAACGCCAAAGGGGTCGATTGTCGCACTTGACGTTGAGAGCGGTGGACAAAACACTGACGTAATCATGCACGCCTTGCAACGCATTAAGGACGCTGGTTACACGCCAATGGTTTATGGGTACAAGAACTACTTGCAAGCATCTACAGACTTGCAACGTATCGCCAATTCATACGAGATTTGGCTTGCTGAATATCCAAACTATGAAGTTACGCCAGAGCCTAATTACAACTATTTCCCATCGTTTGATAACGTTGGACTGTTTCAATTCACATCAACTTATGTTGCCGGTGGTTTGGACGGTAACGTTGACTTGAGCGGTGTTACTGATAATGGATACAAGAACGGTAATCCTAGCAAGCCAAACACGGACACGCCAGCTGTGAATGCCGGTAAGGAAGCCGACAACACTCCGAAGTCAGATATTGCAGCGGGAATGACCGTAAAGGTTAACTTCAGCGCTACGCACTATGCGACTGGTGAAACTATCCCAGATTTCATCAAGGGTGTGCCACACAAGGTGTTAGAAGTTGATGGCGACCGTGTGTTGCTTGATGACATCTATTCTTGGGTGTCAAAGAAGAACGTCGAAATCTTGGATGCCAACACACACCAAGACACGACAGAATTCAACGGCGTGTTTGTCTTGGATAGCTGGCGATATGAGCTGGGCGGTGTGTACGTTCGAAACAATGATATGGCTATTCCAGTAGCGGATTATCACAACGACATGCCGGCTGTATCATTAACGTTGACCGACCGTCATGGTAACCCATTGGCGGACCAAAACGGCCTTGGCAACAACGGAGTTCCGGAATACTTCACTTTGAATGGACGATACAAGGTATTGCAACGTGTTGGATCATCTATCGAAGTAGAAATGAATGGTGAGTCAGTTTGGTTGAAGGCTGCATTCGCTAACTAGTTTTAAATTGGGCCAACTTGCGACATTGAAACAGATGCGCAAGTTGGCCCATATATAAATTAAGCCCGCTGGATTTGGATGAACTTCCTTGTCTGGCGGGCTTTTCTGTATTGAAATTGACATTCAATATGGTGCCGCATATAATAAATGTATATCAAGTCCCCGGGCAATTATGTTCGGGCTTTTTTTATAGTAAAGTTGGAATTAAAAATGAATATACAAGATGAAGATCAAAAACTTGTAAATGTTTTTAGTGATCGAAAGATGACAATCGATTCAGAAAATGCAAGTATCTACATTAAAAATATCGGATACTATAAGTTAAAAGAATACGCAAAGCCATTTGTAAGGGATGGTCTATATGATGGACTACTATTCAGCAGTGTGTTAAAACGATATTTTTTTGATAAAAACCTAAGAATACATTTATTACATATTATCGAAATGATTGAACTAGCCTTTAAAAACAGTCTTGCCGAGCTAATAGGTAATGACTCTGGCCCATTTGGATATTTGGACTTTTTAGTTTGGGCTGATCAAGGACGTTATACCTCTGAGTATATTATTGGAGAACAATCTTTGATAAAAAATACAATTTTGAAAAGAATTAAAAATATGC